AAAATCTTAATGAATCTGATAAAAAAGAATTTTTATCTTTGATGAATGAAGATACGTCAGTTCTTAAAGAAAAGTTTGAAACCTTACGAGAATCTACAATTAGTAAATTGAATGTTATTTTGGAAAACGAAAATGAGTTTGAAATGAAAACAAAATTGTCCGAGACTATCGATAGATTAAAAGTTGAAGATTTCAATCAGTTAAATTTCCTTAAGTTAAAAAACTTAGAAGAATCAATTTAATTCAGATTTTATTTTTTGAATATAAGAAGCCTTTAATTTTTCTTGTCTTCTTTTTGCCGATTTTTTAATGAATTCTTTTCTATCATATAGAAATTGATTCTGTTTGGTTTTTATAACCTTTGATTTTAAAGTTTTTAAAGCTTTTTCTATTCCGTCTTTTTTTACATCTATTATTAACATATATAATACAAATATCGTATTTTTCTTTAAAGTTTTTGACAATGAAACTAATTTGTGTTATTTTTTAACTAACAAATAAACATTGATAATATGAAACTTAATGAAAAAAGGAAAAAGTGTAAAGTTAAATCTGTACAATCCAATTAAATCTGTATACGGAACTGTGGACTCTAAAAATTTAAAATCAGTATATATAAACATCCAATCTTGGGTAACCCCTAAATCAGAACACGACAATTGGAACCGAATTGTGTGTAATCTAAGTCGAGATATAAAACACTCAGTATTCAACTCTATAAACCACGAATTATTTAAAGAACAAAGTATAGTTGATTTAGACCTTAGAACAAGTGGAATATCACACGGTAAAAAATCTTTTTTAAATTTAGAAGTTAATTTATACACCAACCATGAGATAGATTTTAAATCCAACGAAGTGAAAGATTCTGTCAAAAAAATCATTAAAAATATATTCAGAGAGAACGTAATTCAAAATAAATATTTTGATTTTTCACCATCAAAAAACGATTAACATTAAAAAGATAGCTTTATGATATATTTATCATAAAACAATTGATGAAACAATTAAGAATTTTAGAGGCAAATGAATTAGGTCATGGGATATTGGTTGAGACCGACGCGGGTTGGTTATCACCTAAAGATAAACACAACCAAAAAGTTTTAAAAGAAGCAAAAGAATTAGATTATAGAAATCCGTTTGAGTTCTATGCCGTTCTTCAGAAATACGATACACCAAATAGAAATGGAAGATTTTATCCTGAAAGAATATTAAAGAGAGAAGCTGACAACTATAAAAAGACAATAGACAAAGGTCTATCAACTTCAGAACTTAACCACCCCGAATCTTCCTTAATTGATTTGGACAGAGTATCACACATTATCACCGAAATTTGGTGGGATAGAAATATCTTAATGGGTAAACTTAAATTATTGACATCACCTGGTTTTCACGAAACAGGTGTTGTATCAACAAAAGGAGATATAGCAGCTAACTTAATGAGACAAGGTGTTACCTTAGGTATATCATCAAGAGGTGTTGGGTCATTAAAAAAGGTTGGGGAAAGAAATGAAGTTCAAGAGGATTTTGAATTAATCTGTTTTGATTTAGTATCATCACCGTCAACACCAGGAGCTTATTTATTTAGTAACGCTAATGATAGAGACCAATACGAAGAAAACTTAGAAGAAGAAAAAAAATACAAATCACCCGAAAATTCGGAATTTCAATCTAAAGGAGTTGACTTAATGAAAAAATTAACCGATTATTTGGGAAAATAATAAATTATGGACGAAAAATATTTTGTAGCAAAAATTCAGTACGATTTACCTGATGAGAATACTGGTAAAATCAAAAAAATCAGAGAGGAGAAACTCGTTAAAGGATACTCAGTAACCGATGTCGAAGCTAAGGTTACCGAAAAGTATAAAGGATTCACAAACGATTGGAGGATAACTTCAGTATCGGAAAGTAAAATTGACGAAGTAATCGAATAAAAAAAAATAAAGTGGTTTAATAACCACTTTTTTTATGCATTAAACTTTTTTTTTAGAATAAAATTAAGATTCTATCACCTTAAAAACGATTTTTTTATTATTTGACACTATTTATATTGTAAAAATAATAGATTTTCATGAAAGAAAACAAATCTTTAGTTCAAGAGGCTCTTATTCAAATGAAACAAGTTGAAGAAGCGATAGCCGAAAATGCAAAAGGAATACTTGCTTCTACTATGAAGGAAGAAATCAACCAGCTAGTAAAAGAATCTCTTTCCGAACAGGAAGACGAAGATGAGATTGATTTAGATGCAGACGTAAATACGGATGCTGATAATGATGAAATGGAAATGGATATCGATACTGATATGGACATGGACTCTGATGAAGAGGAAATGGATATGGATTTTGGTATGGACATGGACATGGATTCTGAAGAAAGTCCAATAGATTTAACTGACGCTTCTGACGAGGAAATTTTGAAAGTATTCAAAGCTATGGGTGAAGATGACGGTATCATTGTTAAAAAAGATGGTGAAAACGTTCATTTAACCGATGATGATGCTGACGTAGAATATCTTGTTAAGTTAGGTGAATCTGATTACGACCATTACAGAGGTGCCGAAAAAGATGACGCTGAACATATCAAAGATTTAGAAAAGGATATGGAAGATGATTCTGAATACACTGAAGAAATGGATGAAGATGTAAATGACGTAATTGACGCTATTTTTTCTGACGGTGACGTATCTGACGTTGACTCCTCTGACATCGAAGATGAATATGAAGACGAGACTGAGGTTGTTTACGAAATAACATTAGATGAAGACGATGACATGGAAGAAGATGACATGGAAGAGACATATGATGATATGGAAGTATATGAAACATACAAACCAAAAGGAGAAGGAATGGGTAAAGCTAAATTTAGTTACAAAAAGACGACAGGTGGTTTCGATGAAAAAATGAAACAGGGACCTAAATCAGTTGGTACAGGTAAAGCGAAATTCGATTACAAAAAAGGAGAGAATATGGGAGGAAAATCCAAAGTTGTTAAAGCAGAGACTAAAGAAGGTCAAGGATACAAAGACAAAGAAGATGAAAGGTTGGCTATGAAGCATGGTAAGATTGCATCAAAAGACCTTAAAACTACTAAAGCTCGTAGAGATGATGCTGGTTTTGAAAAATCAGAAACGAAAGAAGCTGCTAGAACATATGGAATGGGTTCCAAAGAAGGTAGAGGATTAAGAAAAGGTATCACTAATAACAGAAATTACAATTATAGTAATAGTGGTGTTAAAGTAGAATCTACTCAAGAAGAAGTTAGAATGTTGAGAGAGAAGAATGAAGAATACAGAAAAGCGTTAAATGTTTTCAGAGAAAAACTTAACGAAGTTGCAATCTTTAATTCAAACTTAGCTTATGCGACAAGATTGTTTACTGAGCATTCAACAACTAAGAAAGAAAAAATAAACATCCTAAGAAGATTTGACGATGTTGAAACTTTAAAAGAATCTAAAAATCTTTATAAGTCAATCAAAGACGAATTGAATTCGGTGGATACAAAATCAATTAACGAATCGGTAGCTACAAGACTGAATAAATCAGTTTCTACAGGTTCATCAACAACTCTAATTGAATCAAAAACTTATGAAAATCCTCAATTCTTAAGAATGAAGGACTTAATGGGTAAATTAGGTTAAAAAAAATAAAATAAACTTTAAAAAAACAAAACAAATACTAAAATGGGAGCATTATTAGAATCAGGTCTTGTTGGTAACATTGGGTTAAAACACCTTAAAGTTATCAAAGAAGACACAATCAACAAATGGGACAAACTAGGATTCTTAGAGGGTCTTAAAGGTCACATGAGAGAAAACGTGGCACAATTATACGAAAATCAAGCATCATTCTTAATCAATGAAGCATCATCTACATCTGATACAGGTGCATTTGAAACAGTGGTTTTCCCAATCGTGAGACGTGTATTCTCTAAATTATTAGCGAATGACATCGTATCTGTACAAGCAATGAACTTACCAATCGGTAAATTATTTTACTTTGTACCTAACATTCAGTCTTACCAACCAGGTACTTCTGAGCATTACGCACCTTATGGTTCACCAAACGCTAACTCGGACCAAACTCCGAACAGTGGTTATAACTATAACAACACTAAAGACCTTTACGATAGATTCTACGAAGGTAACGAACCAGCATTAGACCCACCAGGGTTATTTGACTATTCTAAAGGACAATTCTCGGCAATCACTGCAAACGTAACAACAGTTTCATGGTTAGCTGACCAATTAGTTCCTTCTGCTTATACTCTTTCTGATTACAGAAAAGTATTAATAGTTATGTCAGGTTTTGCACCTGATGGAGCTGGTAAATTAATCGGTCCTGATGGTCAACCAATGGATAATGAAGCTTTCTTATCTGATTTGACTATCTATGGCGCATCTGGAAACGTAACAACTTCAGCAAACACTACAAACCCTTACTTATTCAGAGTTGTAACTCAAAGATATGGTAAAGGTATTGTACAGTACGGTAATAACAACGATACGTTAGTGTTCCCTAACAGTAAAACTGATGGCGGTCAATATGACAACTTATGTGATGCTCAAGGTAAAATCTACTTAGAGGTTGATTTACAAGTACCTGTTTGTATTACTTGTGGTGGTTCTATGGACGGTTACACAGGTTCAACATTTGAATCAACGGTTGATACAGATAACGCATTTACTGCAACTTACAGAATCTACAAAAACTTAGAATTTGAAGATAAAATTGGTGAGGTTTCTTTTGACCTTATGTCAGTTACAGTTTCTGTAACAGAAAGAAAATTAAGAGCTCAATGGTCTCCAGAAATGGCACAAGACGTTGCAGCATTCCACAACATCGATGCTGAAGCTGAATTAACAGCTTTATTATCTGAGCAAGTTGCGGCTGAAATCGACCGTGAAATCTTAAGAGATTTACGTAAAGGTGCGGCTTGGAACTTAAGATGGGATTACAATGGTTGGAAGCGTCTGGGTTCAAGTGCAGTTCCTTACACTCAAAAAGATTGGAACCAAACTTTAATCACAGCAATCAACCAAATTTCAGCTCAAATCCACAAATCTACATTAAGAGGTGGAGCAAACTGGATTGTTGTTTCTTCTGAAATCAGTGCAATCTTTGATGACTTGGAATATTTCCACGTATCAAATGCAGCTCCTGAGCAAGACCAATACAACATGGGTATTGAAAGAGTTGGTACATTAGCAGGTCGTTACCAAGTTTACCGTGACCCTTACTTCCCACCAAACCAAGTGTTAATGGGACACAAAGGAACATCATTGTTAGACACAGGTTACATCTACGCACCGTACGTACCTCTACAATTAACTCCAACTATGTACAATCCGTTTAACTTTACTCCGATAAAGGGTATTATGACGAGATACGCTAAAAAAATGGTGAACAATCGCTTTTATGGTAGAATTACAGTTGATGGTGTTAGAACATTCGATTTAAGAGAATTGAGATAATCAATTTCTTACGAAATACACTAAAAGGGACAAGAAATTGTCCCTTTTTTTATTTTAACGCTCTAAGTGATTTAGAAACAATTTCAGATTCAGTTAATGAATATATACCGTTTTTATAAGCCATTTGAACCGCCCTAATTAACATAAACTTCGCTTGTTCCTCAGTTAATCCATCAATTAATGTATCAATATCTTTAGGGTCATAAATTGCAATGTCTTCAAAAAGAAATGCTATTGGTTGTTTTTCTTGTTCCATAATATAATATCTGTATATTTATTATAAGTATATGACAAAAAATATGATTAGTGAAGATTTAGGTGTTTGGTTTGGTACTAAGAAAAAACCAAAAGGAAGTAGTCAACCAAAGGGTCCTTGGGTTAATATATGTCGTAAAGAAGATGGAAAACACCCACCGTGTGGAAGACCTGAGGCAAAAGACAAAGGATATCCAAAATGTCGAGCTGCGGGTGTTGCATCAAAAATGAGTGATTCTGAAAAAAGAAATGCTTGTCAACAAAAAAGAAAGGCTGAAAAGACACATAATAAATCAGGAACAGGTAATTCCCCTAAAATGGTATCTAACAAACCAAAAAACGAATCAGTTAAAAAAACTGTAAGATTAACCGAAAGTGATTTAATCAGATTAGTTAAAAAGGTTTTGAAGGATAATCAAGTTGGGAATGATTAGATGTGTCAATAACAACAACAGAATCAACTTTTAAAATTTCAGGTATTACTTTAGGTTTATTATTATAAACTATTTTATTCTGTATCACCTCTTTTGGTTCTTCTTTAACCACTTGTTTGACCGTACCCTGAATTATCTTTTTGGTTTTAATGACAACATCTACTTTATCTTCAACTTTTGTTTTAATAGGTCTATTAATAAAGTTAAGAAGTAATATTATTCCTATCAAACTAATTGGGATTAAAATTACTAATAAGCCATAATAAAACGTTTTTTTAAACGGACTTAACGACATTATATTGTTTTTAAAATGTTTTGAAGAGAGTGTCTTATGTTGGCAGTTATTTCTTTTTCAAAAACTAATCGTCTTTCCTCAACTTCATTATCAAATAATGCAACAATCGAGTTCCAAGATTTATCTTCTAAAAAAATAGTATAAGAATAAACATGGTTAATAACTTTAACACTATAGTTTTCCAAAATAACAAATATATCTTGTTTTTCGTTTCGGATATAACGTTTATTTGTGATTGGTGTTAATAATAGAATTGTTTCCTCTTTACTAATCAATTTTTTACAAATTAACATACAATCTCTTTCGTATGCAGATTTTCTAAGTTGTGGATTTAACTTTCTTGCATAAGAAATATATTTCTTTTGAATTAGTCTTTTTAGGGTGTGGGTAATTTTGTTTATCATCTTTTATCTGTATTTACTGACAAAGATAACATAAACCTTTGGATAAAAAAAATATTTTAAAAAAAAAA